TGCAAATCGCGAAAGATATCGTATCGCAAGGACAGGGAATATTCACCTCAGTTGGTTCTGGTGTAGGTTCGACTTCAGGTTATTCTTCCTCGACTGTCCTTAACGGGCTGGGTTCCACTTCGACATCAACCCAGCAGATCACGCAGTCGACAATGGTTAACTCAAATCTGCAAACCGCGGATGGGACGAATAGTACGGTGTTTCAATCACCCACCCAGAACGCCTCGAAAGGTACAGCAGCATATTGGAAATCACAGATATCGAATCGCATCTCAATTCAAATCGGCAACTACATGTTATTCGACAATGTGGTGATCACGAGGTTAAGTTCGACTTTTATGTCGAATCTTGACGCGACCACAGGACTACCACACCACGTAAAGGTTGGCTTGTCCTTTCGCCCAATGTTCATGCTCACCCAGTCCGATCTCGATAACGTTTACCTGAACCCGGGCCAGAATTACACACCTGGTAACAACAACTATGGCTTCTCGATGACCGGGTTGTCTGGTGTTGGTAATGCTTCACTGGCCCCCTCAGGTTCTCTGAGTCCTGGCGAGACGCTGGGCTAATTCAAAGGTTATTCAAATGACCAAGTCACAACTATACACCTTCCTCCTAACTTATCAGCAAGAGAATTCTAGTGGCCGCGCCTGGATTGAGAGAGCTCTCTCAAAGTTTCCTAATGTTCTAAAGACATTGAGGATTAATCTAGGAGATGAATTCGGCACCATTGAAGTCTATCAATTCCTGAAGCCTCAAGAAGGTCTGTGTCAACTCTGTAGTAAGCCAACGAAGTTCAGATCATTCTCTTCGGGTTTCAAGAAGTTCTGCAGTACCCAATGTGCTAATGAGAGGAACTTTGGTCCCAAAGAAGAATTAAATCTTGAACCAAAAGTTAAGGTCGAAGGGTTCGATGACATTGTTGATCCCTCAGTGGTGCCCAAAGAGAAGGTTGAAAAACCCAATAAAAAGGTAGTTTCGGCCGTAGTCGAAAAACCACCTGTTTCTATAGAGAAAACCGTCCTTAAGAACTCTGGTGGGACTATGTACGATCCGCCTAAAAAACCTACTATTGCACCTGAGTTAGAGCAGCCCAGAGTAAGGCTATTAGCCGATCTTAAACAGTTCGGGATTCGTCGTTCCAATCCGCCTAAAAGAATCACACAAGGACATTGGGACAGGATCAAAGAGAGTGAGGAATTGGTTGCCAGGTCAGAGGCCGAACTTCAGGATCGTAAAGCTAAGAGAGAAGCTAGAAAGGAAGAACTTAAAGTCGAACCACAGATCGACCCTATCAAGAATGACAAGGTCGAAATTCATGGAGATCGGACTTTTGAACTTCAAGGTATGGAATCTAATGCTTTGTCTGTCCTCCTCTATGAGATGGGAATTCCGGTGCATCTGTTCGATACTTCGAGGAAGGAAGTCTCGTACTTCAACAAGGCTATTGGCAAACAGAAGAACTACGTTCCTAATCTCGTGCTAGACAATAAGATTGTGATAATGGCTAAGGGTCCTTCAGCTCTTAAGAATGAACGACTGGTGCAAGAGATAAGAGATAAATGTACGGGTGTTATCTGGAGTGGTCGTCATTTCCTCCTGCTTGTCATGGACAACTATGGTAACATCTTATCCGCTAACGTCGATCAGGTTTCAGACATGGAAACAACTCCTTTAAGCAAGGAAGCTGTTCTTCAGTTGGCTGGGATGATTCGAGAATTACTAAACAGGTGAGATAATGAGTGTAGCAGGATATACAGGGGATTTCGATTATTCGAAGTACACGCCGTTGGACAACACCTTGGATCAGTACGATGTCTTTCAATCTGGTTACAAGAATATCCGTTTCAATATCCAACAGCAGCAACAGATTCAACTCGATAACTCGAATGCCTACAATCTTCCAGGCATTGCATATCAGGCTTATGGTGATACATCGCTGTGGTGGGCTATCATGGTTTACAATGGACTATCAGATCCCTTGACAGACATTCAACCAGGAATTGTTTTGTTGCTGCCTGCCAAGTCGACGATTCAATCCTACATCTCAAGACAGTCTTCGTCGTCGTCTTCGACCATGACCGTCTAAGGAGGATCCGGTGGGATACATCTTACAAGATAGTATCGAGGTAACGATCCTTATCAACGGATCTGAATATTACCTCGAAAGTTTCAACCAGTTGCAATTCCTCCACATAGGGATGACCACGAAGTTGAATGTGCCGACATGTCACTTTGCTGTTCAGGACGTAACTCATTATTTCGATGTTGTCAACCTGCAGGATGGAATTCCAATTCAGATCGTTATCAAGCCGATCACCGGTGACACCACGACTTTCAACTTCCGAAAGTTCAACCACAAGAAAACATTCAACGGTCAGTGTTTTGAATACGAGATTGATGGCTACTACGATGCGCCTCTGTATTGGTCACAGACGTCCATAGCGGGGATACAGGGAACATCATCTACCGCTTTGTCCGATATCGCGGCAACCTGTGGTCTGAAGTACAGTGGAGTAGCAACTGCAGACTCCCAGATATGGATGCCTCGCAACAGAACTTACTGCGAGTTCGTCAAGTCCGTGGTATCACGTGGTTACGCATCCTCGACTTCCTACATGTGCTCAGGAGTAGACTTCACGGGAACCCTGTTATACAAGGACGTGAACAATCTGCCTGCGTCTACTTCTACCATAATTCTCGGACAGATTCAGGATGGAGCATGGGTTGCAACTGACTATCGACCCGTCGCTGTTTCGGGGTTAACGAATAAGATGCAGGGGTATCAGCACACCCGCTACAACCAGTCGTTAACAACCGATACCCTGTCATCCTCGTACTCGACCTTGCAACTAACACCCGATGTTTTGGCCCCTCTATATAACCCTCAGGTGGCTCAGCAAATCACCTCAGGCTACAGGTCATTCGGAGGCATAGACGTTGGAAATACCCACGAAGCATATGAGTTAGCTTATTACCAGAATCAGAGATACGCCTCGTTCTTCTCCATGGCTGTTGAATTTCAAATGTACACGCCGACGACCTACACTTTGTTTGATAAGTTTACGTTCTCGGTAGACAGCGATGCACAGAAGGCGGATGTCCCATACGCTGGTGATTACACTGTAGCAGCCAAGGCGTGGTATATCCAAGGAGGTTGGTTCTGTGAGAAGATTCTCGGAGTTCGTATGGGGACCAACAACTCTTCGTCTACCTGATATAAAGAGAGCGATATGTCATTTCAATCGACTTCAGACTTTGTCGGAGCGACAGAAGATTACGGGCAGGGTTATTACGTCGGGACAGTTTACTCGAACTCAGACCCACTGGGACTGAATCGAATTCAGGCAACTGTTCCAGGAATCTATGATCCAACACGGGGTCCCGTTCCGTGGATTGCCCCCTTGCCTTACTCACCATTCGGATTCGGAACTTCAGCCAAGGGTCCTTATGGAACTTATGGAGTCCCTCCAGTTGGATCTGTGATAAAGATCGAGTTGCAAAATGGTGATGTCCATAAGCCTTTGTATACCAGCCTTTATACGTTGCCAAATGTTAACTCAGCATTTCCGTCCACCATCTGGGGATTTCAGGATCCAGATGGTAACATCGTTCAATACGACACGACAAACCACACCTATAGATTTGTTACCTACGGTGGAGCAATCATAACGATATCCCAAACGGGGCAAAGAACAACTACGGTGAACGGGGATACAACGAACTCAGACGGAGCTTGGCAAGTTAATGTAACGGGTAATGCTGGGATAACTGCGAGCGGCAACGTAAGTGTAGACGCGACTGGTGGTAATATGAGTTTGGATACCAGTGGAAACTTTGCAATGACTGCGACAGGCACGGCAACATACACGGCGTCAGCTCATAACTTCGTTGGACCTTTGAACGCCTCTTCGACCATCGGTGCTCAAGGCGATATCACTGATGACATAGCAAGTGGCAATGGCCAGACGATGGCAGACATGCGTCAGATCTATAATGAGCATATTCATACCGTAATAGTAGACGGTAGTGAAGAGGACACTTCTATTCCTATTCCGCAAGTACCATAAAGAGCTTCAATTTTAACGATGAGTCGTAGGAGAAAAGACCGACGGGTCCTGAGTTGCCAACACAACTCTATCCTACGTGCTCATCCTCCTCAACTTGTTGGAGTTGTCAAAGATGTCTGTATGTTTAGAAGAGTCTGCCCACGGTGAGCAGTTGGTGAAGATGCTTAATGCCTGGGGTCCAAAGATTCTAAAATCCAAAAGTATCAAGTTTGATCGCACCGTACATGCTCGAGCGTGGAATTTGCAGGTTAAGTGCGAAAGTGACTATCATGCCGGTCTGCGTACTACCATCTATTCTCTAGAGAAAATCTTCTATGTCTATGTGCTTATGGATCCACTGAAACCTGGACCATTCACATACAGCTTCTTTGGAAGGAAATACACCTTTCCGTTCGAGGTATTCTACGTAGGTAAAGGTAAAGGAGATCGGGTAACCGACCACGGTAGGTGGGCAAGGACACATCCAAAGCCTCAGAAGAGACAACATAAGCTTAACCGAATCCGTAAGTTACACCGATTAGGACTAGAGCCCATCGAGAAAAAGATCTCTATGCATGAGGAAGAATGTCTAGCCTTGGTTAAAGAGATGCTTCTTATAGAGAAGATAGGTAGAAGATTAACCAAGGATGGTCCGCTGACTAATCTAACGCCTGGTGGTGAGGGCGGAGCCGGTGCTACCAGAGGTCATCCCGTCAGTGAGATGACTAGAGAAAAATTGAGAGTTAGCCAAACTGGGCGAAAGTTAAGCGAGGCACATAAAGCGAAGATTAGTACCAATTCGCCCAGACGAGGTAAGAAGAATTCGCCGGAACACTCTAAAGCTATAGCAGAATCAAATAGTAGGCGCAAGGGCATCTCCCATAGGACACTAAGATCTAAAGAAACCAGAGCAAGGTTGTCTGCCATTCATAAAGGCAAAAAGAAACCTCTGTCGGTTTCTTTGGCAATCGCAGAATCTAACAGGCGTCGCAAGGGTGAGAAGAGAGGACCTATGGATCCCATAGCGATAGCTAAAAGCGTAGAGACAAGAAGGCGTAATAGGGAACTAAGAGATAAAGGATTATTATCATGCCGACAATAACTAACTGGCAGTATTCGACAAATGGGGCCACGTGGGTCGATGCTAACTCACAGTTCACGGTCAATGGTGCGCCGGATTTGTTACCAGATTCCTACGCTATATCGAACTCTATATACAATATCCTTAATTGCCCCATAGGAGGACGTGGTCGCATCATGCAACCCACCTACGGTTCCCTGTGGTGGCAGTTCCTCCAGGAACCGATAGATCAGGTAACAGCGAACAAAATGAACCTGTCTACGATCCAGGCGTTGCAGAGATGGGAGCCCAGGATCTCCATAGACAATTCGAACTCGTATATCAACCCCGATTATGGCTTGCCCGGGTATGATGTCAGGATAGCCTTCACGGTGCTTCTTACCAGTCAGAAACAACAGGTAACGTTTCAACTTCAACCTTAAGATAGGAAGGTTCGAATGTCCTCAGTAACAACGATTTTTACTCTAAGCGATCTATCACAGGATTTCGACCAATTCGTAACCCAGTTCCAAACACAACTGCAAGCTCAACCTTCGTGGATTGGTAACCTGACAACCCAGACATCCGAGACGTTGATCGAATACGTCTCGACTGTCGGGACGTTTGCGCAGGGTAGAATTACCCGAGCATATGAAGATGCTTATGCAGAGACGGCGCAGTCGAATGACGCCATTCTTTCCATCGCGCAGATGCAGGGCCTGAGACTTTCGAGATTCCTCCCGGCATCGATGGACGTCGTGTTGAATTCGACTACAACGGTGTCCTTGCCACCTCTGACCCAGTTCCAATGTGGTGGTTCATACTTCTACAACAATGTGGCATTGACTATCGAGTCGGGAGTTCCTCTAGACACCACGTTGTATGAAGGTCAGATTTACTTCTACTCAATGTCTGGTCTGGGAACAGAGCGTCAACTTTGGGTTGCCTCACAGGACTCTTTCGTTATCGCAGACCAGGATGTGTGGGTGCAAGTGAATGGTTCGTATATTCCAAAGTCGTATGGCAACCTCTGGAACTACGATGGTCAACCTGCTTATGCGGACATGACGTTGAGTGATGGTCGTATGTTTATCCAGTGGGGGAACCTCGGCGGAACGAATGGACAGTTCGGGACGATCCCTCAGGTCAATGATACTGTGCTTGTTAGTTACCCAGTGACGCAGGGGGCAAACGGTAACAGTTTGCAAACTGCTGGGTCACAGATAACATGTTCGGGCTTCCTGACAATCACTGGTGTGTCTTCGGAGAATCCTTCCGGGGGTGCGAACCAGACTAACATCGTTGCCTACAAGAATGTGGCCAGCGGAGCATTTGGTACCTACAGTTCTGCTGTTACCAAATCGCAGTATCAGGCGTTGGTTGCTACGTTCCCCGGCATAGTCGATGCAGTGACGCAGGCTCAAAGAGAGATTGATCCAGGTGACTTAAGGTGGATGAATGTTATTCGGGTGTCCGCTCTAACGACCTCGACGTGGACGCAGGCACAGATTCAGAGCTTCCTTACGTACTGCCAGCAGGTCACGATGTATGCACCGTATTTCCTTTGGCAGGATGCAATTGCAGTTCCCAATGCGGTGGATGTTGATATCTACATCTACAACTCTGCTATTCCTACCCAGGTGCAGGCGAATGCAACTACGGCTATAACGAATCTGTTTGCTCCACGTCCTGGTATTCTGATGACGAACTTCTACCCCTCGGACATCGAGCAGGTGATCTTTAACTCGAATACAGGTCTGGTCGACTACGTGACTATCAACGAGCCAACTGGACCGATGATTGTAACTTCTCCGACCAGTCCACAGATTACCTACACGATCGTTCCTGGTGCAGGCGTACTGGGTCCCAGCGTTTATGCATATTCGATCTCGACTACGTTGACAACTGGTGCAGTAGGGTTCCCGCAGAACTGGGTATTCCCTCAGATCATCTCGGGATCAGATAACGCTATCACACTGACATGGCTAGCAGTGTATCAAGCAGCATCATACTCTGTCTGGGGTCGCTCTGCTGAAGGGACTTTGGGATTAATCGCCACCGTCACTTCACCTACCCTCACTTACGAAGACGTGGGATCGATAACTCCTGTTGGTCCTTTACCCAATAGTTCGGGATTTCCCATCCAGTACAATTCACTCTCTTCTCTGACAGTCAATGTATTCTACTCCGCGCGTCAACAGGTTAATCCTGGTCAAGATCCTACCAGATTGCTGGGAGGCGCCTGAGCCCGCTATGAGGAGATGGCATTTCAGCAATTGCGGTAAAGCTAAACTAATCAGATGTCCCCACTGTGGTAAAAAGGGTAAACAAGGCGCAGGTATGTACAAACATCACTTCAACAACTGCAAGGAGGCTTGATGAGTAGTTACCTTATCTACTCCCTTGATGGTCCTTCAATCGATCCAAAGGTGAATAAACGGCTGGGGTATAGGACGCCACGTACGGTCCTACTCCCGCCGTATCTTTAGCTCTAACCCATACTACATTGAATACGCGGAATCGATCGATGCTGTGTTCTCAACTACGGTGGATGAACCAACAGAGACCCTAGGTTATTTGCGAGACATGTGGCCGACGGATCCATACGTTGAGACCAACTACATCTACGCGAATCCAATCGACTATCTGGAGAACAATGTCCCTGTAGTTCAGATGATTCCCTTCGATGCATTCCCCCAGTTCGAACGTCCAATCCTGGTCAAGCAGGTGAATGCGTTGGGGATGAAGTTGCAGTCAGCGGGTCTGATTACAAATGACCAGTATCAGATAATTTCACGTTGGGTTGGGCAGTATTGGTTCGGTAAAGGAACTCAATCGTTTATTGACTTTATCAACTATTGCTTATCATCCTCATTGACCGTTCAGACATTGTGGACCGAAGACTATTCGACATTCTGGCCTGCGGGTAGCTCTGAGATTGGAACACCGATCTGGGATGGAGGAACTTGGTATCCGACGTCTCAGGTTACCATCACTGCTCAAGGTGGTTTGGGTTCGATCGATCCGACAGACCTGATTACGTTCTTCTACGAGATCGCTAACTACAACCTGGTCCTGCAAGCACTGGTGATCTCGTTCGATATGTGGATTACAGATGATCCAAATCTTGTTCGAACGGATGCAGAGATAGTTGCCATAGGACTCTGGGCAGTTAACTCGATTGTGATATCGAACTTTGGCCAATACGGTGCAGCTGCTCCTCCGACGTATAACACGGAACCAGAGTTGCCGATGAATGCTCTAGTCACTTCGGCAGGGATGACCGGAGCTTATCTGATGGCTGCTCCGACCTCGTGGTTCCTGCAGGATGGTCGCATCTATCCTGTGTATAGTCCGACGGATCAGACGATAAGCACGGGTAATTCTCTACCAACTACTTTATGTGGTGGACCATCGACCAACGGTGATCCTTCAGGCTTCTCGATCATCTATGGTCCTGTGACAGAGTGGGTGAATGTTCCTGGGTCGACAATTGGCAATGCGAAGATGCCTGGATACACGGCAGAGCCTACGCAGAAGACTTTGACACTAAATCAGATTCCAACGACCATCCTTGGTCAGCAGCGAGCAAACCTGTTGGTTAATCCAGCAGGATGGGATTCGACAATTGTGCCAGGCGTTTATATCCCTTACTGGCTAGCTTAAGAGAGAAACATGACAACTGAAACGCCCGCATTTTACGATGCAACAAACGCAGTGATTCGTCCCATGGATGCTGGAGCGACGATACCGAACACCGCGATTCCCGTTTCCGCTGCATTGGGAAACGTTATCCAGAATCTTAGCGACGGCCTTTACGTTGGTAGCTATCAGGGAACCGCATTGTATGTGAATTCCTCTACGGGTTCGGACTCGAATGCAGGAACTGAGGGTTCACCATTTCTTACCATCAATGGTGCACTGACGCACTTGCAATCTCTGTTCTTGAGTAATCAATTTGTAGGGCAAGCAACGATTGCTCTGGCATGTGGACACAGTTATCCATGGACCGCAGACTTCAACCTCTACGGCGGGTCGATTGATTTTACGTTCTATGGAGATCCAACCTACGGCGATTACAACTCAGCACTGGTTAATGGGACGACTCACGGATGGTTCATGTCAAATCTTGAACGTCCTATAATTACGCCCACGACCTACACTGGTACATCCGGTCAGTATCAGATGTACGGCATCAACATCCTGGGTGGATCAGTATCATTGAATGGCGTGCAGATTAATCTACCGGCTGCTCCTGTTTCACCCGGGATCACGAACTACGGTGGTTACTGCGACTTCATCCGCTCCGCTATTGGTGCCACACAGGTAGGGGTCTATACCTCGGGAACTGTGGTAAACATGACTGACGTCACTGCCTTCTGGGGATTCTTAGGATGCTTTAGTCGCTCGTTTGTGAACCTAGGTCAACTCGCTACGCAATTCCAGATCAACGGGATTGTAATGTCGGCAGCAAATAGTCCGAGCTCCACCCAGTTGCAACAACGTCAGTACTTCATCAAGTTCATCCAGGACTATGCGACTAACAACCAGAACGTCCTTTGGTTGTCGACTACGGCAACCAATTCCTCGACGGGTTCAGGGATGATTCAATGTTCGTGGTCAGACGGAGAGTCCTTGACGGTTACCGGTAGTGAAGTAACACTGGCAACGTTCCCCATTTCGTTCCAACCCAGCTATGGTTTGATCAACTACATCCTGAATCTGACCACAAACTCTAGCGGTCTGCCGCTGAATTTCCTTAATACGCGACTGTCCTGATTACCCATAGAGGTTTAAATGTCTTCAGTAACTCCAGAAACAACACCCCTATTTCTCATCACCAACGCAGGCCTGGCAGCTGCTTCAGTAGCAATGCCTGAAGGTCCTTACATCCACATAGTTGGATTCCAGATTGGCTCCGGGTACGGCTACACTCCGACATCTAGCCAAACAAGTATTCAGGGGACACTTCTTTACTCTGCGTCGCCTACAAGTTATCAATCGATTGGTAACAACACGTTAGATATTCTCTGTGAGATTCCGCCGACAGCAGGACCCTTCCAATTCGGTGAAGTCGCATTGTTCTTAGCAGATGCGGATGGGAATTTCAGCTCGTCTTCGGTGATGTTTTGTATCGCAGTATTCGAGACTCCGCAGACGAAGTTTTCATCGTTGGGAACGAACGTTGTCTCGTCCTATGATCTGAACTGTCTACTGAAACTTCAACAGTCGACTGCAGTATTTCAGATTTCGGATGCAACGGTACCTCCCGCTATCTACAATATCTTTCAATGGTCGGATGTATACCCACCAGACATTTCGGCAAATCCGAGTATTCCTCAATACCTGGTAAAGGAATTGAATTCGTTTGGTGATGCATCGATACTAGCGAATGCGACGGTGGATAACTGGTCAATTGAATCTTCCTCGTACGCACGCTACTATGGTCCACAAAGCGTCGCTACGATGCCCGTTGTAAATTCGTCTACCACGTGGATACAGATTGCTTCGTCCTACTTCTTTGCCAATGCGGTAACTGAAGGGGCGCACAACAGGAGATTCCTGGTACAGACAGCAACAGGGTTCTGGCGTTCGGTTAGTAGCATCGTGGTATCGGGTTCCAATCTGCAGTTGAATCTTAACTGTACGAACGATGGGACATATAATAACTCGCCGCTGCCCTCAGCCCCCACCGTTGGATCAGAAGTGCAAGTGTATTGCGATCTTGATGGTATTGGTCAACCGATCTATTACTCGCAGCTGTTGGGTACGCCTCCAGCACCTCCTGTTGCAACCCCTGGAACACCAGGTCTTGCTTATGGTGGAGCAGGTACGTACATGCCAGGCGGTGGAGCAATCAATGCATATGGACTGCTTCAATCACCATCGACCTTGAGTGGTCGACCCCTGACGTCTGCTGATGACTTGAATAACATAGCACTACCCTCTGGCTTATACAACGCAACTACTGCATCGCCTCCAGCGAACATGCCGTTTAGCTGGGATGCCATGATATGGATTCACAATCTTGGCAACGGAACTTCAAGCTCAAACGGAGCAGACATAACACAGCTGGCTTTTCCGTGGGACACTGGTGGCGGACCAAATCAGAGTGGCTTGGGTGGATATCCTATGTACTTCCGTCAAGGTTCTAACTCAGGTGCTAACTGGACTAATTGGATGCCGCTGGCTACGGTTGGTCGTAAGTCTTTGCAGTCTGCAAACTTTGAGTCGCAATACACTTCGACAAACTTTATACCAGCTGGTGGTTCCACACATAACATCGGGCCACTGACGTTCACTCCCGCAACTTATGGGCAGGTGATGGGCATCATCATAAAGAATAATGCGTCGTCCAATGGAACATCCGCGTCCTCTGCCGTTAGTGTTACTTCGTCTACGTTGGGTGCGACAACAGATAGTGACCATACCCAATTATCGACGCAGCAAATTGCTGTACAGC